CGCCTCGATGGCAGCAAGCATATTCTGAAATTGTTTAAACCGCGGCATACCGAGGTTAAAAACCATATCAACCACGACGCGCATGCGGACATCATCAAGACCAGCAAACCAATCAAATGTACTAGCAAGCTCACTAGTAGCAATATCAACATCGTTGTTAAGAATATAATCGATCTCATCATCCGATAAGCCACGCTCTTCGATGTTGCGGCCTACGCCGATGGTTAAGTATCCGGCGGTGCACTTGTATGGTTTGTGTTCTACGCCTTCGTGTAAACGAAGTTGCGCGGCTAGTCTTTCTCTATCCATTATTGACTCCGTTGTTGTAAAGATTGCGCCAACGCCTGTGTTGTTGGGTTCGGATTAACAATGGGCGATGTTGCTAGGTTGGACGGTTGCTGTGGTGCTTGCCCAAACAGGTTTAGGTTTTGTAACCCGGACTGAACCGCGGGAAGTATTTGATCTGGTGTAGGCAACTGTTGTTGCGCTTGTCTAGATCTTGCTTCCGCTTGTTGTCTAGCCATCTCTATTGAAGGAGCCATTTCTTCGGATCCTTGCACACTAGAGCCTCGGATCGTGGCTCCAGTACCAAGAGTTGCTAGTTGCCACGCAGCCTGCCAACCTTGTCCAACAGGGTCGCCTGATTTCAATTTACCTGCAAAAAACTCAGACACTTTGTTTTTCTTGCGAGAAGCCATCATTGCTTTAAGAACTTTTGGATTACGCAAAGCGCGTGAAGCTATTAAATATCCTGCAGCAGTTGTTGCAGCGGCAATTGGATTAACCAAGTAAGCCATGAACCCTAGACCGGCGGCAATTGTTGGAGCCGCAAGGCCGCCTTTACCAGCAATTGCTGCATTTGAGGCTGAAATCATATCTTCGGAAATAGAGATTAAAGACCGGAAAGTATCTTTTCCAAACAACCCATCGATATGCTCTTGGCCGTAGCCGTTAAGAACCTTGTTTAGTTTCTTGCCTAAACGCCCAGACGCGAACTCTTGGAAAAAATCTCCAGCCAGCTCAATCTGACCATCCTTATTTACGGTTCCGCCAATCTGTTGAATAATCCGGCCCATTGAAGCGTCTTTAGCTTGCTCAAAAACTTCGTCACCCAGAATGTCTTTAGCGACTCGCGCAGCTCCAGGGGCTTTTAGCAAAGTGTCTGTGATCTGATCAATGTCTCCAGACGCTAGTTTCCTACGGATTTGATCCTTGGCTAAGACCTGTTTTGTTTTTTCCAGATCTTTCATTCCTCGAATGGAGGACAAAAGATCGCCTTTAGTAATTCCATCAAGAACGTCAGGAGCAACTTCAACATTGGATCGGCTCAATGCCTCAACCATGTCATCAAACTGTTGTTTCTGCGGGCCAAGAAGACGGTCAATTGCTTCGCCTTTAGAAGTTAACTGAGCAGCAAGTGCTTTCCCGTCAACTGCTTCTAAGCCTGTCAAAGAGCTAATGTTTTTGGAATTAGTAACCGCATCAGTAATAAATCTGGACAGCAATTTTTGTCTAAGAACTTCAGCAATTTCAGCGCCTTTACCTAAAGAAGTTTGTTTTTCAAGAACTTCTTTTTCAATCCGCAAAGCCTCTTTCTCAACAAATCTACGGTACTGATTGTCTTTTGGTAAATTTGCAACTTCTTCTAACGCTTTCCTGACGCTTTTGCCTTGAATCATTTGAGAGTCTAGCAGTCGTTGACTAGCACCAACATCTGTTAAAGCAACTTCCGGGGTCCCGCGGACGGCCTTCATTAACATGTCTACAGACCTAGCATCCCCGTCTTTAATCAGGCTGTTGTAAACAAAGTCTGTGCTTAGTTTTCCATTCTTACTATTAACTTCGTTAAGAATAGTTCTAACGAGGCCGTTGTTAAAACGCTTGTTACCTGCACCGTACAATTTGTTTGTGCGACGCAACGTACCTAAACTGTCTGAAAGAATTTTTTTATCTAATCCTACTAACAGCTCCGCCATTTCATCGTCAATGTTTAGACCAAACGACTTGATTAGTTCTTCTTTTGCAGCTTCGGGAGCGTTATCCACTTCAACAAGTTTGGCTAAAGTACCCTCAATGTCCCTGACCGAGTTGGACACAGCAGACGTTATTCCTTGAAGAGCTTTGCCATCAATTCCAGCAATAATCTCAGGGTTTCTTATAACCCTGAACAAAGCTTTGCGTAAATTTGTTATTTCTTTAATTGTTGCTCCGCCTTTGCCCTCAAGATCTGAGATGTACTTATTAAGCTCATGGTCTTTCAAGACTTGACCGGCTATCGGATCATTTTCAACAACATCATCAAAAGCTTTTCGTATTCCTGAAACAGGAATGAATCGAGCATCGCCAAGGTTCTTTGAGACTTTGGTGTAAAGACGGTCCACCGTGTCTTCAAAATTTTCTTTTGCTACGTTAACCCGCTTAAAGATGTCTTCTGTTGGAGCAAGCCCCTTCTGCAAGGGTGCAATTATCGCCCCAATTTCTTTTTCTATGTCTTGGTCTACTTGTTTTTGTAAACCAGCTAACAAGTTGCTTTCCGATGCATACCGTTCGTCAATCTTTCTACGAGCAGCAACACCAAGATTTTTAATTGCATCTTCAGAGATGTTTACGACACCAGCCATCCCACGAAGCTCGTTTAAAAGAATATCTAAATTCTGCTTTGCAGCGGCTTCATTAGGAAATACCCCTTCATAAATCGCTTGAATACGGTTAAGAATTGGACGAAAACCTTCAGAGGTTGCACCTCCAATTACTGGTCTTAGATCTCTTTCAATCATCCCGCGCCCTGCTGCTCTTTGTGCTTCAGCGGCTTCCCCACCTGGACCTTTAACTGCTCTACCTATGACGGTGGAAATACCTCGTCCAGCTACATCACCAAGCAAAGAGTAAACACCTTCCGCAGCTACATCAAAAGCTATATCTGACGCAGATTGTCTTTGATAGCCCCTGACATATTCAATGCCTTCATCCAATGCTTTACCAAGCATCGAAGCTCCACCGACCAATAAAGCCCCCGGAACAAAACCTACTCCAGAAGTCATTAATGCCGTGCCAACTCCGGCAGCAATAGGAAGTCCAGCGGCACCTATGAAGTCTTTAACATCGCTAACAGTTAAACCTTCTTCATCAAAAGCAACGTCGGGGCCTTCGCCCATTCCAAGTTTTTGACGGCCTTTCCCAGTAAGAATCAATCGACCAAGCGCGTCTTCTCTATAACCTTCTTGCCCAACAACATCGTTTAAATACGCCTTTTTTTCTTCGGGTTTTTCAAGACTGCCAAAGGTAAAGCGTGAAAATCCTTTTACTCCATCAACTCCAGAGGTGTAATCTACTCCCGGTTCTTTGTACGAATTTACAAATTCTTCTTGAGAAAGAGGAGCCCCCGTTGCAGGGTTTACTCCTTGTGATCGGAGAGTATTTGCATATTCCCGTATTTCATCACGAGTAGCTGTTGCAAAATCAATACTAGCCGCTGGTGTTGAGGCACCAGATTGTGACCCAAAACTCTGTGAAATTGCTTGAAGTTCTTGTTCGGTAGGCTCATCTCCGGCTATTTCTACAATAACTTCGCCTTGAGGTGTTTCCAGTATGATTTCACCCATAACTACCTACCCCTGTGATAACCGGTATCTTAATCTTCCGCCATCTGTTTCTTTCGCTTCAACACGGACTGCAAACGGGCTTCTTTGGCTTCTTGCCTTTTCTGTTCCCAAATATGGGTCTAATCTAGTTTGTTGTCTTGATATTAATGATGCCGCTGTCCCACTAGAAAAAGGTTTAGATGGAGTTCCCATTCCAGGAAGAATGCGTGTAACCAATCGATCTTCAATTCCATTCATTTTTGAAAGAGAAGATTGTTGATCTCTCTGGAATTGTTGAAGAACATTCTGTAAAGAGTCAAAGATTACGTCAGGGTCCTTGGTTGCTAGGCTAAGTGTCCCGTCGGCATTTTGAATAAACGCTCCGTCAATATATGCATCAGCCAAGCTGGTAACATCAAAGTTTGAAATCGAGTTTGCTGATTGACTACCTGTAAAGTAACTTTTAATTAAGCTTTGGAAACCTAATCGTACTTTCTTTTCTAATTGGTCTTTGCTCTCAAATTTAGCCCCGAGGTCAACCCCCAAGGAATTACTAACCCTGTTTAACAAGGTAGCTCCGCTACCAGAAAGACCCATAATGTACTGGCCGTTTTGATCAAGTTCTAACAAAGCTTCTGTCATGAACTTAGTACCAACCTCAGCTTGAATAAACTGATCAACGTAACCGGCATATTCTTTTTGAAGTTCTGACTGTCGCTTGTCGTCAATAATTAATTCTTCCCGAGCTTTTACAAGAGCAGCGTTAACTGCTTTCTGCTTTTCAAGTGCTGCAGCTTCATTCTTTAAATAAACTTCGACGTTTTGTCCTGATAAGCCTTCTGGTAGTCGTCCATTGTTAGCCACAATCTCCGTCATTGGGACAGAAACTGTTTCGCCTTCTTTATACTTAACAACATCGCCGTTTTGAAGTGTAAATGAACCGTCTTTAGTTGGAACAACTTCACGGAAAGTACGGGCATCTGTTCGTGCTTGCGCTTTTTCTTTACTAATCTCACCTAAGCCATACTGTAAGGCAGACAAACTAACCTGACGGTTAAACGCGTCTCGGTCTTTCTTGTCCTTAATAAACATGTCTGCACCTTGCTCAAGTGCAGATGCAATGTTTGATATAGCGTTAGGGCTTTTCCCAGCAGCCATTGCAAATCCAATCTTTGCAATTGCAAGGCCTCTGCTCATGCCTTCATACTGCGGGGCGTTTTCCGTAAACTCCGCCATCAGACGTTTTAATTCGCCCTGCTGGAAATCTTTGTCATTTGAATTGACGGCGGCAATGACTCTTTCCTTTTCTGTCAGGCCCATTTCAAGAGTGTCACCTTCGTCCAGATTTTCTGGAACGTATTTTTCCAAATAATCTGTTTCGTCTTCTGTTGGGATTGGACGCTGCCCACCTGCTGCTTCCGTTGCAGCAGCAGCTTCCGCTGCCCTTCTAGCATTGTCACGAGCTTCCGCCTCACTTTCCGGCATAACGTCAGGCATATCCGGAACAACGCCACTAAAATCTACTGCGGCTTCTTCAGATGGGTCACCACTGGCGTCTGTT